TGAGAAAAAGCCGTACCAAATCGTAAGCAACGTCGTCCTCTAATATCAGGCGGCCCGCGTGATAAGGCGGTAGCCCAGTAGCAATTTTGAGTTTAACTTGTCTACAAGACTGGATGACTACGCCCCGCCTAAGCGGGAACATATGACCAGAGGCGGTACCATCATCTCCCTTAATAATGAGAACCCTACCAGTTTTTGTGCAATCTAGACGGAATCGCTCTAATAGCACAGTCGCTTGATGGATGATGTTGGCGATTAGAGTGAAAGGATCACCTGATGGCAAATTGTAATTTAAGTGACCGCTGTAGAGATAAGGGGCCATACTCCTAAATCTATATTCACTCCTTCTCAAAGCATACTCCTCAACCATCCAGGTGGGGAGACCAACCCATTCCATAAGCAGTAGCATGACCATTAAAGTAACCTTGGTGTGACTACTATCTTGTCGAGTGATATCAACTTGCACATTCGACTCTAACAGCATGCGGGTATAACCCCGCTCGCGCAGTAGCCTCCCGAGTTCACGGTCAGAATAACCCACATCGAATATGACGTTCGGGGCTAATGTATCTTGCAGTCTAGCTGCAAAATTCTTCGCGGTGGGCCCATGACGAGCGTTATAGGTTTCTGACGAAGCTATCACAGTTTGGCCATGTGTCAATTGGGCTGAAAAACCTGGCTCTGGTTTGACCTTATCTTGCGTTTTGAGAAAAGCTGAATGGCTAAGCGATGCTGCGTCCTCGGCGTAAGCAGATTCGCTCTTGTTCAGTTTATGTAGATAAGCTGAAGATCTGGTATCTAGCCAAGCTTCGGCGTCCCTATATGCCTCCGCAGTGACGTAATCCTCAGCCATGAGTTGGCGTTGAAATTCCCGGAACAGAAATTTTGCCTCCCTCTTGGCCGTGGCGTCAGACACCTGCGGTCTCTGTACGTCTGTCTGTCGTAGAGCCACGTTCCTTAGATCTTCCATCGTATTGGAACCTAGTTGATGGACAGCCAGTTTAGTTGCCCCTTCAATGTGCGTTCTGGGTTCTCCAGCTACGGTGATCTCGAAATTCCCGATGGAGTGCAGTGTTCCCTTGCGAGCAATATGGAGATTCAAGGCGTGGTCATGATCAAAGATAGCGTCATGCTGGGAGTGCTCAGCCACGAATTCAGCTACCTCCGCAAGACTGGCGTCGCACATAATTGCGACTTCGGGACTCCAAGCATCATCCACAGAACCATGAGCCACCAATCGCGTGTGCGTAACCATGACGTCATCCAACTGCATAGCCGGGCCATCGACATATTTGTCCTGAGTCACATCTATCAGCAAAGTATCGGATCTGAAGGGTCTACCCTCGCGTCTGGAACGAAAACCAACTCGCTGCAACGTTTCAGTTTCCCCGAAAAGAGTTGAAATATTCGATTGCTCGATGATCCAATCCGATCTTATAGTATGTCTACTCAAGGCGACGTAAAATTGATTTGGGTTATTGACTAGCCATTGTGTCGTGGAATACGAAGCAGAAGGCTCGAATAGCGAAAAAGGCTCGCGAGAACCCTGAGCTTGAGAGATTGAAACCGAATTCGGCCGTCTGTGATCCAAAAGTGGCCTCGGAACATCCGATACCCTGGCAACCATCCTGAGCAGGCGGTCGTCGTCTGGATAATCTGGGGCATGTTTCGGTATGATTATGTTCAAGGAGCGTTCTCTGTTGCAAGTGGTTTGCGCCATCTCCATCAATGGGTCGTGAATAATTGACTTAATAACGGTCATGACATCCCAGCACAAAGTATGTGCGACTGGCATGTAGATCGTAAACCCTGCCATGCGTTTCACGTCATCATCCGTCAAAAGTTCCCCGGCCTTGTAAGCCTGGTTATGTTCTCCTAGGAGTATGACCTTGGCACCATGTTTGGATGCAGCCACAAGCCAACCGAAAACGACTGTCCTCTCCAGAGCAAAGACCTCGTCGATCACGATTAACCTATGACCATGCAAACCAAAATTTTTGATTGCATGTTGGGT